TTAACGATGGTGCTAAAAAAGCTTTTGTTCCAGGAGCATCGAATGACGTTATGACTATGAACGGTTCAACTAAAGGCGGTATAGCAGGTAGTGTTGTAAAAGTTACAGCTATTGATGCAGTTACTTATTTAGTTCATGATTCATTACTAATCGGTTCAGGAACTATAGTAACACCATTCGCTGACGCTTAATAGGAGTAATTTATGGCAGACGCAGTAACCTCAACAACAATTGTTGATGATGATAGAAAAGCGGTTATACAGCTTACTAATACATCTGATGGTAATGGTGAAAGTGCAGTCACAAAAATAGATGTTAGTGCTTTAGCTACCAGAAAATCAGACGGTGCAACTTGCACTGGTTGTAAACTAGCTAAAGTTACTTACACAACTTTTGGTATGAGTGTAAAACTACTTTGGGATGCTACTACCGACACTATTTGTTTAGATTTAAACGAAAACTATAGTGATCAGTTAGATTTAACAGAGTTTGGTGGGATACAAAATACTGCTGGTACTGGTAAAACAGGTGATATAAACCTGACTACCACAGGACATTCTAGCGGAGATTCTTACGTTATTGTATTAACAGTAATTAAAACCTTCTAGTAATGGCTACTTCTGGCACTAAAACGTTTAAGCTTAGTATAGCAGACACTATAGAAGAAGCATACGAACTAGCTGGTATTGAATTAAGAACTGGGTACGATGCAGAAACTGCAAGGCGTTCATTAAATATTATGTTCGCTGATTGGTCTAACAGAGGTGTTAATCTTTGGACAATAGATCAAATTAGTACGAGTCTTACTACAGGTACAGCTAGTTATACTCTCAATGCGTATGATATAGATATAGTTTCTGCTATAGTTAAAGTTACAGATAGTAGTGGTAATTCTACTGATTTAAGCGTAGAACGTATAGGCAGAACTGAGTACCTGAATATACCAGATAAAACAATACAAGGAAGACCTACTCAAATCTTTTTAGACAGGCAAACTACCCCTGTTCTTAAAGTGTGGCCAACCCCCGATAATGTTTCAACCTACACTATAGTAGCTAACACAATACAAAGAATTGATGACGCTTCAGCTTCTAACCAAGACCCAGAAGTACCATCTAGGTTTATTCCTTGTATGGCTAGTGGGTTATCTTATTATCTAGCATTAAAAAAGAATCCAGAAAAAGCAGTGATGTTAAAACAACAGTACGAACAAGATTTTAAACTTGCTGCTGATGAAGATCGTAATAGAGCTTCTTTACATCTTACTCCTGCTAGGAGTTCTTATTAATGGCATACGCTGCAGGTAAAAAATCTTTAGCTAGATGCGATAGATGTGGGTTTGTGTATAAGTATCTTGAACTTAGGAAAGAGTGGAATAATCTAAGAGTTTGTGAAGAGTGTTATGAACCAAAACACCCTCAGTTAGACCCAATAATCCATAGAGCAGATCCACAAGCTTTGAGAGATCCAAGACCTACTGAACCAACACCAACTTTACACTTAGGTAAAATTATTGTCTCAAATCCAGTAGATGCTAATGGAGTTAGTTCTCCTATTATGTGGGCTGAAAACAGTAACACTATAGGATCTCAATTTACAATGACAAAATTAACAGCTACTCTTGGTAGCGTAACTATAGTAACATAATAGTATGAGCTGGACTAAATCTACATTAAAAACTGCTATACAAAACTATATTGAAAGTACAGAAACTTCTTTAGTAAATAATTTAGATAATTTTATTGAAAGCACAGAAGAAAGAATATTAAAAAATGTTCAATTAGACGTGTTCAGAAAAAATGTGACAGGCACAGGTTCAAGTAGTAACACGTACTTAGCTATGCCTACTGATTTTTTAGCTCCTTTTAGTTTAGCAGTTATCGATAGCGATAGTAACTACAACTTCCTTAAACTAAAACATGTCTCTTTTATACGCGACTATCAACCCGCAGCAGCAACAACAGGAACTCCTTTGTTTTACGCTGAGTTTGATGAAGAACGTTTTATATTGGCTCCAACTCCAAGTTCTGGATTTACTTTTGAACTTCACTATTTTTATAGACCAGCTTCATTAACAGCAGGTTCAGATAGTGGTACAACGTGGTTATCACAAAATGCGATGAATGCTTTACTGTATGGATCTTTAGTAGAAGCTTGTACCTACCTCAAGAATTTTGAGTCAATAGTTGTTTATGAACAACGTTTCCAAGAAGCTTTAAACAGTCTTAAAAATCTAGGAGAAGCGAAAGATACAAGAGATCAATATAGATATGATGAAATTAGGAGATCACCACAAGCATGATAGAAGTAGACACAACCGCAGGGTTAGGTACTATAGGAGTTGCTACCACAGATTTTAGTGGACACACCCCTGAGTTTTGGGCAGAGCGTTGCACAGCAAGAATATGTGGAATATCAGACAATGCGGCACCACACATCAAGTTACAGGCTGAAGCATACAGACTAGCTATTTATGAACAAGTATTATATCATATTAAACAAGCAATCAACAGTCACATAGTGACAATGAATGCAGAACTTACAACTCAAGGTCATGCAGACATGGCTAAGATTTTAAAGGAAATTAAATAATGGCAATTACATCAACACTTACTACTAGTTTTAAAAAAGAACTCTTAGAAGCTACACATAACTTCTCTGCTTCTGGCGGTAACAGTTTTAAACTTGCTTTATATACTAGTTCAGCATCATTAGGTGCTACTACAACTGCATATTCTAGTTCTAATGAAGCTAGTGGAACTAATTACACAGCTACAGGTGCTGCACTTACTAATATAGCCCCTACTTCAAGCGGAACTACAGGATTCACAGATTTCTCTGACCTTACGTTTAGTAACGCCACCGTAACAGCTAGAGGTTGTCTTATTTATAATGACACTAATAGTGATAAAGCAGTAGCAGCAATCGATTTTGGTGGAGATAAAACATCTACCGCAGGCGATTTTACCATAGTTTTTCCAGCAGCAGCAGCAAGTACAGCGATTATACGAATAGCCTAAAATGGCTGAGTTCCTAAACGGTTGGGGTCGAGGTACTTGGGGACAACTCGCTTATGGTGAAGGCAGTATTCCTGTTTCAATCACCGCACCAGCATCAGGTTCAGTAGGAACACCAGTAGTAGCAGTTAACGCACAAGCTATAGCTTCAGTAGGTGGAGTTACTGCTAGTTTAGGGGCGATAAGTGTTACTATTCAAGCTGAAGCTAATGTAACTGTTTCAAGTTTATTAGCAGCAGGTAACTTAGGCACAGCAACAACAACCTCAATAAATAATATTTCCGTAAGTGGGTTTAGTAGTACCTCAGCTTTAGGTACAGCAACTTTATCAACAAACAATAATTTATCTGTTTCTGGTTTAAGTAGTACCTCAGCTTTAGGAACTGCCACCCTTAGCACAAATAATAATATTTCTGTTTCTGGTTTAAGTAGTACCTCAGCTTTAGGAACTTCTTCAGTTAACACAATAAACAACGTTTTTGTAACTGGTGTCACATGTACATCTTCTCTAGGCACTCCAACAGTAACAGGTACTAGTATAATTAATGTTGAACTAGAACAAGCAACTTCGATATTAGGAGATATACTAGTCTGGGGTATAATTGATACTGATCAAGACGCTGATTGGCAAACAATAACAACAACAAACTCACCTAGTTGGCAATCTATAACAAGTACGAATAACCCTAATTGGGAAGAAGTGGCTTAACTTTTATGAAAAAACAACTTATAATAAATTTGAACGGAGACAAACATGGCAACATACGTTAATGATCTTAGGTTAAAAGAAATCACAACAGGTGATGAATCTGGAACATGGGGTGACACTACTAACACAAACTTAGAGTTAATAGCAGAAGCTTTTAGTTTTGGCACAGAAGCAATAACTACCAATGCAGACACACACACCACTACAATAGCAGATGGAGGCACTGACCCAGGCAGGTCTTTATATCTAAAATATACAGGTACTCTTGATAGTGCTTGTACAATCACCATAGGTCCAAACACAGTAAGTAAACTTTGGTTTATTGAAAATGCTACTACTGGTTCTCAAAATATAATTATTTCTCAAGGTAGTGGAGCTAATATAACTATTCCTCCTGGAGATACTAAAGCAATCTATTCTGACGGAGCAGGATCAGGCGCAGCCATGGTAGATGTATTTGCTAG